TATCTTGAGGCTATTGCTCGTGGAGAAACACCGAAGTGGGATAATGAAAAAGGTGGATATGTTTATGAAAACAACACTGAAGATACAACTTCAATCGGAGGAGCTAAGCCTGAGAAACCATCTTATGTTGACCCTCAAGTAGATGAAGAACCTGCGGGAGATTTACCATTCTAATATCACGGGGTAGTGAAATACCTACCCCATTTTTAAACAAAAAAATACATGGCGATTAAGAAAAACGATTTCAGTTCAGTGAAGAAGAAGTTCTCAACTTCTGCAAAATATAAACCTCAAGGGTTTTTTGATTTAGGACCTGACTTCTTAGATGCTGTTGGTTTACCTGGACCTGCCATCGGACATTTAAATATGTTTCTTGGACACTCAGATACGGGAAAGACAACTGCTTTAGTTAAATGTGCCGTTGATGCTCAAAAGAAAGGCATTCTACCTGTATTCATCATCACAGAACAGAAGTGGTCTTTTGAACATGCTAAACTTATGGGGTTTGAATGTGATGAAGTTGTTGACAAAGAAACGGGGGAATTAGATTGGGATGGATTTTACATCTTCAACAATAACTTTAGTTACATTGAACAAATTACTGATTATATCAATGAATTATTGGATGCTCAGGAGAAAGGTGAATTAGACTATAGTTTATTATTCCTATGGGATTCTGTTGGTTCAGTTCCTTGTAAGATGACTTACGAAGGAAAAGGAGGTAAACAACACAACGCATCAACCTTGGCTGACAAAATTGGTATGGGTATTAACCAAAGAATTTCAGGGTCTCGTAAAGCAGATTCTAAATACGAAAATACTCTTATCATAGTTAACCAACCATGGGTTGAGTTGCCTGACAATCCTTTTGGACAACCAAAAATTAAAGCTAAAGGTGGTGAGGCCATTTGGTTAAACTCATCATTGGTATTTTTATTTGGTAATCAAAAAGGTGCGGGTACAAACAAGATTACAGCAACTAAAGACAAGAGAAGTGTCAAGTTTGCGATTAGAACAAAAATTTCTGTTATGAAGAACCACATCAATGGATTGGGTTATGAAGATGGAAAGATTATTGTTACACCACACGGATTCTTAGCTGGTAAAGAAGCATCTGAAGAGAAGACTTCAATCGAAAACTACAAGAAAGAATACGCGGACTATTGGAAAGACATTATCGGTACAGATGGTGAATTTACTTTAAAAGAAGAAAAAGAAGATTAGATTATTTGTTTCACATTTTAAATCACTGTTGTGATTAAGACATTATTAGTTGACGGAGACAATCTATTTAAGATTGGATTTCATGGGGTTAGGGACTTGTATAACGAAGGTAATCATGTGGGTGGAGTGTATCACTTCATTAACATATTACGTAAGTTTTTAGAGGAACATAATCATGATAAGGTGGTTGTGTTTTGGGATGGTGAGTCAAACTCTTCAATGAGAAAGGCAATATATCCTCAGTACAAGGCAAACCGACGCCAAGATATGAACGAATTCAAATACGAGTCATATCTGCAACAGAAAGAAAGAGTAAAACAATACCTTGAAGAGATATTTGTGAGACAAATAGAGATGGCGAACAATGAGGCTGATGACCTCATTGCTCACTATTGCAAAATTTCAACAGAAGAGGAGATTATCATTTTTTCAAGTGATAAAGACCTTACCCAATTAATTTCGGAGAATGTAACCATATACTCCCCTATCCACAAACAATACTATAAGGATGGGGATATGATTACAATTAACAAAGTGGAAATCCCCCACTACAATGTTTTATTGTGTAAAATTTTTACAGGGGACAAGTCGGACAATATAGATGGTATTGAAGGACTTGGAGAAAAAACATTGGTCAAATTATTCCCCGAAATGCTGGTTAAATCCTGCACTACTCACGAATTATTGGATAACGCACGAATTATTCAGCAAAAGAAAAAGTCCAAAGTATTAGACAATATTTTGACAGGACGAACAAAAAGCGGTATATTTGGAGAAGTATTTTATTCGGAAAATAAAAGAATTGTTGATTTATCTAACCCATTAATAACATATGAAGGAAAAGAATTAGTAGAACAAATCCAAACCGACACTATAGACCCTACAGATAGGGGATATAAAAACTTAATGAGAATGATGATGGAAGACGGACTCTTTAAGTACCTACCCAAAGACGATGAAGCTTGGGTAAACTTTTTAAAACCATTTATGAAATTAACAAGAAAAGAAAAAAGAAATAATAAAAATTAAAATTATGAAAGAACAAGACAGCACCAAGATGGAATTCTTAATGACGTTGAATGACAACATCGTTGTACAGAGATTTTTCAATGTTAGAGGATACAATCCTAAGGCGAAGAATTCTGTAGATTTCTATAATTACATCAAGGCGATTACACATGAACTTCAATACTATTTGAAGATGAAAACAGTTACCTATATGATAGATAACAAAGAAGCAATTTATGATGACCATTCTATTATGGAGACATCTTTTACTGAAGGACCTGAGGACTTCAACATCTATATCAAAATTGGAGAACAGACAATTTGTCATAGAGCATTTGATGGGAAAAATTTTCCACCAAAAGTACGTTATACAGTTGATGTGAGACCTTTTTTGAAAGATGTCTTACGTGAATTGACTGACATTTTTTCATCTTCAAAATTAAGTTTCAGATATTTGGACTTTGACTTAAGTAAGTAAATATTTAATAAAACACGGGGGCAAACAATACTATATGAACAAGAATTTTGAATACTTAGGGAACACTTTTCAACTACAACTTTTAAACCAACTTATCATAGATAGAGAATTTTCATCATCAATTATGGATGTCATTGAAAGTTCATATTTTGACAACAAATATTTCAAAATCATCTTACAGATGACTAAAGAATATTATGTTAAGTATGAGTCTACCCCTAACTTCGACACTTTGGAACAGATTGTAAAATCTGAAATTTCTCAAGAACTTGTTGCTAAGATTGTACTTGACACTTTGAAACAAGTCAAGGACGCACCATTTGAAGGTAGTATATTTGTTCAAGAAAAAGCCTTGAAGTTTTGTAAACAACAAGAACTTCAAAAGGCTATGGACAGAGCTCAGAAAATTATTAATGAAGGAGACTTTGAGTCATACGACAAAGTTGAAGGACTTGTTCGTGAAGCATTACAAGTTGGAGAAAGAGATACAGGATTAACTGATATCTTCTCCAATCTTGATACTGTATTAGATGAGGATTTTAGACATCCAATTCCGATTGGTATACCTGGTATAGACAAACTACTTAAAGGTGGACTGGCGAAGGGGGAAATAGGTGTAATCTTAGCGCCTACAGGTGTTGGTAAGACAACCATTTTGACTAAGATTGCAAACACGGCATTTAACCTTGGATATAATGTACTTCAGATATTTTTTGAGGATAACCCAAAGATTGTTCAAAGAAAACATTTTACCCTTTGGACAGGTATTGAGCCTGATAACTTGGTTCTTCACAAAGAAGAAGTTATGGGTAAGCTTAGTGAAATTCAGAACACAATGAAAAATGAGTTAATCTTAAAAAAATTACCATCAGATTCAATGTCTATGTCTCAAATTAAGAATCAGATTAGAAAAATGATTGCCGATGGTACAAAGATTGATTTAGTTCTTTTGGACTATATTGATTGTGTGGTACCTGAAAGTACAAGTAAGGACGAGTGGAAAGCTGAAGGTTCAGTAATGAGAGGGTTTGAAGCAATGTGTCATGAATTGTCTTTAGTGGGTTGGACAGCAACTCAAGGTAATAGGTCTTCAATTTCATCAGAAGTTGTAACAACAGACCAAATGGGTGGGTCTATTAAGAAGGCTCAAGTAGGTCACGTAATCATAACGGTGGCAAAAACTTTACAACAAAAGGAAATGAACTTGGCGACAATTGCAATCACCAAGTCAAGAATCGGTAAAGATGGTGTTGTGTTTGAAAACTGTAAGTTCAATAACGAACTTTTGGAGATTGACACAGAGAGTTCAGTAACATTCTTAGGTTTTGAAGAACAACAAGAGGAAAGAAAGAGAGATAGAGTTAAGGAGTTGTTGGAAAAAAGAAAAGAAAGAGAAGAAAAAAAATCATAACAAAAAAACAAAAAAATAACATGGAAAAAATTTTAGTAACAAATCCTGAGCGTTTTGTAATATTCCCCATTAAACACGATGATATTTGGGAGTTTTATAAAATGCACCAAGCGGCGTTTTGGACCGCTGAAGAAATAGATTTAACAGAGGATATCAGAGATTGGAGTAATCTTTCAGAAAATGAACAATATTTTATAAAAAATATTTTATCATTTTTTGCAGCATCAGATGGTATTGTAAACGAAAACTTAGCTGAGAACTTTTATAGGGAAGTTCAATATCCTGAAGCAAAATTCTTTTATGGTATGCAATTAGCTATGGAAAACATCCATGGTCTAATGTACTCACTTTTGATTGATACATACATTTCAAGTGAAGATGAGAAGAATAAATGTTTTACTGCTTTAGATAACTTACCTGCAGTACAAAAGAAAGCCAAGTGGGCTTTAGATTGGATTGAAAATGCATCATTCCAAGAAAGATTAGTTGCATTTGCCGCTGTTGAAGGTATTTTCTTTTCAGGGTCATTTTGTTCAATCTTTTGGTTAAAATCAAGAGGTATCATGCAAGGATTATGTAATGCTAATACTTTAATTTTTAAAGATGAAAACTTACATTGTGACTTTGCAATCCATTTGGTAAACAATCACTTAGAAAACAAACCAAGTGAAAAAAGAATTAGAGAAATCTTATTATCTGCACTTGAGATTGAAAAAGAATTCATTACTGAATCATTACCTGTGTCACTTATTGGTATGAATTCAAATTTAATGAAACAATATCTTGAGTTTGTTGTTGATGGATTATTACTTAAATTTGGTTGTAAAAAAGAATTTAATGTTGAACAACCATTCAAATTCATGGAGCAAATTGCAATTGAAACAAAAGGTAACTTCTTTGAGGGAAGAACAGTAGAATACCAAAAGGCTAAATTAAATGAGGCAATTTCATTTGTCGACGATTTTTAATATTATAAAATTATGATGTCATTAAAGATTAAAAAAAGAGGGGGAGAGGACGTTGTGTTTAATCCGCAAAAAATTTATAACAGAATTAAAAAAGCAGCAAAAGGGTTAAGTGTAAACTCTGATGAGATTTTCATCAAAGTAATTACGTCAATTCCAACTGAAGGTTTTATTACTACTAAAGAATTAGATAAGTTAGTATGTGAGATTGCAGCATCATATACAGGTAGTCATTATGACTATTCAAGGTTATCTTCTTCAGTTGCAATATCTTCGTACCACAAAGAAACTGACCCAAGTTTTTCAAATACAATGAAAATGTTACATGTTGACGGTGTTGTTCATGACAAACTTATTGAAATTATTGAAAGATATGGCACAGATAAGATAGATGCGGTTATCAATCACGAGAATGATTATAATTTTGATTATTTTGCATGGCGTTCATTAACTGAGATGTACTTGTTGAAGTTACCTAATGGTAAAGTTGTTGAAAGACCGCAACATATGTATATGAGAGTTGCTCTATGGGTGACTAATACATATGAGGAGGCGGTTGATTATTACAAGTCATTGTCTGACCAACTAATATCTAAAGCGACTCCAATTATGATTAACTCGGGAACTAAAGTTCCTCAGTTGGCTTCTTGTGTGTTACATTATAACAATTCAGATTCTCGTGATGGTTTATTAAAAACTTTGAGTGATATTTCAACATATTCTTCAGACGCTGCGGGTATTGGTTTATCAATGTCTAACATTAGAAGTAAGGAAAGTAGAATTAATAGTTCAGGAGGATTTGCGGGAGGTTTATTAAAATACTTAAAGATTGTTAATGAGTCATTAAGATTCTTCAATCAACAAGGTAGAAGACCTGGTAGTGCAGCCATATACATTGAACCATGGCACAAAGATATTTTTGACTTACTTGACATCAAGAAAAATACAGGTAAAGATGAATTAAGAGCTCGTGACTTATTTACAGCATTATGGATTCCTGACAACTTTATGAGAGCGGTTAAAGATAATACTGATTGGTACTTATTCTGTCCAAACGATATTCTTAAAGCTGGTATCAAACCATTACAAGAATCTTACGGTGATGAATACGAAGAAAACTACAATAAAGCGGTACAAATGGGCCTTGGTAAGAAAGTTAAAGCTCAAGAAATTTGGACTAAAGTTATTGAATCCCAAGTTGAAACAGGCGTTCCTTACTTATGTGCTAAAGATAGTGTTAATAAGAAAACTAACCATCAAAACATTGGTGTGATTAAACAATCAAACTTATGTATTGAGATTGTTCAATTCACTGATGAAGAAACAACAGCTATCTGTACATTGTCTTCAATTGTATTAAAGAACTTTATTAAAGAAGGCAAGTTTGACTATACATTATTAATTAACGAAACTAAAAAAGTGGTTCGAGCATTAAATAATGTTGTAGATATTAATAGTTATTCAACCGCAAAAGGATTAAAAGGAGGATTAGAACAAAGAGCTATTGCTATTGGTGTTCAAGGTCTTGCCGATGTATTCTTTTTAATGGACTATGTTTTCACATCTGAAGAAGCAAGAAATTTAAATAAGAATATCTTCGAAGCTATCTATTACGCTGCTATCTTTGAAAGTAATGATTTATGTAAAAGAGGTCTTAAACAACCATATAAATTCTTTGAAGGGTCACCAATGTCACAAGGTATTTTCCAATTTGATATGTGGGGGCTAAATGAATCTGATTTATTCTTAGATTGGGCTTCATTAAAAGAAGATGTTAAACAATATGGTGTATGTAACTCTTTATTTACTGCTCAGATGCCAGTTGCATCTTCTGCTAAGATTACAGGTTCATTTGAAATGACTGAACCAGCTCACTCGGCATTATTTAATAGACGTGTTGTTGGTGGTGAAATCTTAATTGTTAACAAGTATTTGATTAATGATTTTGAGAAGATTGGAATTTGGAGTGAAGAATTAAAAAATGAAATAATTGTAAACGAAGGGTCAATCCAAAATGTTAACTTCAACAACTATCTTGATACTGAAGATAAGAACTATGCTAAAAAGGTTAAGAGAATTGAACATTTGATTAATAAGTACAAAACTATTTGGGAGATTTCTCAGAGAGAACTTATTGATATGGCGGCTGAAAGAGCACCATTTGTTGACCAATCTCAATCAATGAACATTTATATGTCAAATCCAACGTTGTCAAAGATTACATCTTCACACTTCCACTCGTGGGAAAAAGGATTAAAGACTTTATGTTACTATGTTAGAACTAAAGCTATTTCAACAGGAGCTAAACACTTAGCGTTGGATTTGTCCAAGGTTGAAAAACAAGGTCAAAAGGTTGAAACACCAAAAGTAGATTACCTTGAAACGGGTTTAACCCAAAAACCTGAAGATAGTCCATTTGAGTGTTTTGGATGTTCAGCTTAAAATAATTAATAATCCCGACTAATAATCGGGATTATTTGTTTTTATGTATTTATAAGAAAAAGTAGGATAGTATATTTATATATATGGCAAACGGTGTTACATATGGACTTAGTTTTCCGTTCAGAGATTCTGTACGAGGAGACTATTTGGAATTAACTGAATTACAATCTCAAGAAATAAAGTCAGACCTTATTCACTTGTTGTTAACAAGAAAAGGGTCAAGATATTTTTTACCAGCATTTGGTACAAGATTGTATGAATTCCTTTTTGAACCTTTTGATGGATTAACGTTTAGTGCAATTGAATCCGACATTAGAGATGCGATTGAAAATTTTATGCCAAACTTATTGGTTAACAGTTTGACAATAACACCTGCTGACCCTCAAGAAGAATTAGACATTGCGACTGGACAAAACTTAGCAGGAACAAGTGAATCATCAATTTATAGATTTCCAGGTAAAGGAACTTCAGAGTACACTGCAAAAATAAGAATAGATTACTCAACCAACAACTCAACATTTGCTCAGAGCGATTTTGTGATTATCAATATTTAATATAGATGGCAAACAATAAAATATCATATGCAACCAGAGATTATCAAGCGATAAGAACTGAACTTTTAAATTATGTAAGGACATATTATCCTGAATTAATACAGGATTTTAATGATGCTTCTGTATTCTCAGTTTTCTTGGATTTGAATGCCGCTGTTGCAGATAACCTAAACTATAATATTGATAGAAGTTTACAAGAAACTGTTTTACAATATGCCCAACAAAGGTCTTCAATTTATAACATTGCAAGAACTTATGGTTTGAAATTGCCAGGGCAAAGACCATCAGTGTCTTTAGTAGATTTTTCAATAACAGTACCTGCTTTCGGTGACAAAGAAGATGAAAGATATCTTGGAACATTAACAAGAGGGTCTCAAGTTGTCGGTGCAGGAGTGGTATTTGAAAACGTATATGATATTGATTTTGCATCTCCATATAATGCTCAAGGTTTCCCGAACAGATTAAAAATACCTAACTTCAATTCAAATAATGTTCTCATTAACTATACAATCACTAAAAGAGAAATTGTTGTTAATGGTGTAACTAAAGTATTCAAAAGAGTTATCGGAGCAAATGATGTGAAACCATTCTTTGAGTTATTCTTACCTGAAAAGAATGTTTTAGGGATAACGAGTGTATTGTTGAAAAACGGTACAGAATATACAAATACTCCGACTACTGCTGAATTCTTAGGATTAGATAATAGATGGTATGAGGTTGATGCCTTAGCTGAAGATAGAGTGTTTATTGAAGACCCTACAAAAGTTTCAGACCAGCCAGGAATTAAAGTTGGAAAATATATCCAAACACAAAATAGATTTATTACTGAATACACACCTGAAGGATTTAAAAAGATGACATTTGGTGGTGGTACAAACACTGCTCAAGACCAATTAAATCAATTTACAACTTTAGGAACAACATTAGAATTACAAAAATATTCTAATAACTTTTCATTAGGTTCTACATTAACTCCAAACTCAACATTGTTTGTTCAATATAGAATTGGTGGTGGTTTAGCTACAAACTTAGGAACAAATGTTATTAACCAAATTGGAACTGTTTCATTCTTTGTTAATGGGCCATCAGAGACAACTAACTCTTCAGTTGTTAATTCATTAAGATGTGTTAACGTAACTGCTGCCGTTGGTGGTTCAGGTGTACCTTCATTAGAAGAAATTAGAAATTATGTTTCATTTAACTTCTCTGCTCAAAAAAGAGCAGTAACTGTTCAAGATTACGAATCTATCATTAGAAACATGCCAGCTCAATACGGAGCTCCTGCTAAAGTGTCAATCACTGAAAACGACAACAAGATTTTAATTCAAATATTATCTTATGATACTTCAGGTAAATTAACAAACATTGTATCAAATACATTAAGACAGAATATTGCAAATTATTTATCAAACTATAGAATGATGAATGATTACATTTCAATCTTCACTGCTGAGGTTATTGACCTTAGTGTTGATGTGTCTATTGTCTTAGATTCTGCTCAAAACTCAGGACAAGTTATTTCAAGTGTTGTTGATAAGATATCAGAATACTTCAACCCACAAACAAGACAACTTGGACAAAACGTTTATCTATCTGAATTAAGAAGTATTGTTCAAAATACAAACGGAGTATTAACAGTTGCCAATGTAGATGTGTTCAACGAAGTTGGAGGACAATATTCTTCAGCGGAAACATCTATGGTGTATTCAAATCCTGAAACAAAATTGATAGGACCTGTAGATGATACAATCTTTGCTCAACCATCACAAGTTTATCAAATTAGATATCCTAATAAAGACATTAGAGTATCGGTTAAGAACTTCCAATCAATTACTTTCTCTTAACAAGTTTATTTATTTCTTCTTTAGTTTATAATTTAAAGGTGTGGGTTTAATTTAAAAAATTCCACATAAACTATTTATTAATTAAAGAGATTTAATGGGTCAATCATATAGAATAAGGACTGAATTAGGGGTCAACAAAACAATCAATGTACAATTAGACCAACAGTTTGATTTTTTAGAGATACTTTCTTTAAAACTTCAACAAGAAGACGTGTACACTAGAAGTTGTTCAAACTACGGTGTTGTTGTTGGTAGAATTACTGCAAATAATGGTTTGGGGATACCAAATGCAAGAGTGTCTGTATTCATTCCTATCACAGATGTTGACCAATCAAATCCTTATATTTCAAGTATATATCCTTACAAAACTTTATCAGATAAAAATGAAGATGGATATAGATATAATTTATTACCATACGAACAATCTTACTCAACACATGCCGCAACAGGTACATTCCCATCAAGACAAGATGTTTTAACAGGAAATACTGCCATAGAGATATACGACAAATATTACAAGTATACTGCAAAAACAAATGAGAGTGGGGACTATATGATAATGGGGGTTCCATTAGGTTACCAAACAATGGTAATGGATGTGGACTTGTCAGATATTGGAGAGTTTTCATTAACACCTCAAGATTTAATTAGAATTGGTAGGGCAACTTCATCACAAGTTGCTGGAGGTAGATTTAGAACTTCTGCGGATTTAAATTCATTACCTCAAATTGTAAGTATTACAAAAAGTTTAGAGGTTTCACCACTTTGGGGAGACCCTGAAGTATGTGATATTGCTGTTAATAGATTAGATTTTGATTTGAGAGATGATGCTAATATTGATATTCAACCAACATCAGTATTCATGGGGTCATTATTTTCATCACCAGATGAATATAGGGTTAGAGAAAATTGTGAGCCGAGAGATGATTTAGGTAATTTATGTGAATTAGTTTCAGGACCTGGTCAAATACTTGCAATTAGACAAACAATTCAAACAGATATAGATGGTAATCCAGTTTTGGAAGTTTATACTTTAGAAAACTCTGGAAACGTTATTGACCAAGACGGTACTTGGTTGGTTGAAATGCCTATGAATTTAGATTATTTTGTCACAAATGAATTTGGCGAAAAGATATTATCTAACGACCCTACAATCGGTATTCCGACTAAGGCAAAATATAGATTTAAAGTTAAGTGGGAACAACCTGCGTCATTAACTGAAATGGTTAGAAGGCCTTATTATTTAGTACCAAACGTTAAAGAGTATGGATGGACAACATCAACTTTAGACCCATCTAATTTAAATCCAAATTTAAATGCAAAGAAAAAATTAAATAGTTCTTATTATTTTGGGCTTGCGTGGAGTGGGTATACAAATGGTTTTGTAGGTACTGAATTAACTACAAGATTAAATGATGTAATAAATTGTGAGGATACTTTTTACGAATTTAATTTTAATAAAGTTTATACAGTATCTTCATTAATTGATGAATATAAGAAAGGGGTTGGAAAAGGTAAATTTATAGGGATTAAAGAAATTGATGATAATTCTTGTGCAAGTAATGTAAACAAATTTCCTGTTAATGACGGATTCAGAAACTTTGATTTATTATACTTTATATTTTCGATATTATTTTTAGTAATCCAACTAATTGGTCTCAATCTTTTAATTGTTGCACATATTACATTATTTTTATACTCAGTTGTAGTTGCGTTACTATGTTTTTTATGTAATCTTGAAATATTGAGCATTCGTCCTTTTGCTTTTGTGTGTGGTTTAACACCTGCCAATTGTGATAAAATAGATACTACTATAAGATTACCAATGATAACTTATCCTGACTGTCAGGCTTGTGATTGTGGGACTGATGTTAGTTTTGGGCCAAATGGAAATTTAGATTTTCCATCAGGGGGATTATCTTATTTTTCATCGCCACTTTTTTATGAAAGTAGTCTCCAACTTTTATTTTCAGGAAGTCCCTCAGAAGATATAGGTGTTTATGCTAATACATATGCGGTTGCATTTGCAGGGTTTCAAGACAACGCATTCAAAAGTGACCCATCAAGATATAAAACACCAAAATCAAATATTGCAAGAGTACCAAGTGTGCCAAATAGGTTCCGTTTTGCGGATTCTAAAACTTTACCTTTGGGAGAAAGAATTAATCTTTTCAACCAAAGAAGCAATTATTTCACGGGTTTGAATAAAATTAAAGTCACATTTGCCAAGGATTCTAATATTAACAAGAGTCACTTTGATAATACGTTAACCGTTTTGACCACTCAAAAATACAATACGGGTGATTTAATTACTTTTGTAAACCCTTCAAATTCATTTGATACAAATTATAAATATAGTGCATCTACTCAAAATGGGATTGTGAATGGTATTAGTGGTACTTCCTATAATAGTAGTGCAGCAACAACAATTAATGTAACTTATGCCACGGCTCAGTATAGTGCGTCTACAGTTTCTTATTCGTTACCTTATGGTTCTTCTGAAACGAATTATAAGTACCCTCAAGATATTGAATATTATCAGGTTATTACTGCGATTACTGTGTCAGACGCGGCAAAAATATGGGTGTCTGCAACAACACAATCTTTACCTAACATTCTTGAGTCAAAACAGTATATTAGTTGGTTTTTAAGCAATGCGTCAACGACTGAGTTATCTGTTACAAACAACAGTGCACTAAAATTCAGAGAATACTATGATGATTTTGATAATCAATATATTTTAGTTTTACAAAGAGGGGTTGACCCATATTCTCCAAAATATACAAATGAATATAAACTTGGAGCAATTTTTGGTAGCACAATTGATGACCCGAAGTTTACTTTTACGGCACAAACAAAATTAAATATACCGATTCAAAAATTAACGAATAATGTCATTAGCGTTCAATCTTTTGCAAATCAAAATGAAATATTTTATCAATCCTATTTTTTTAAACCTGGTATATCAGGAAGTACAAAACCTGGTTTACAATATACTGGTTTTACATCAAGTTCTGTAGGATACTACGGAAGTATAGATGCTCAAAATACTAGCGGACTTTATACTAATATTTCTAATAAAACAGTTGTAAGTAAAACAAGTAATGGATTTTATCTTTCATCTCCTGAAAATGCAAAATATGATTTAAGTGAAGATATAACTTCTATGGGTATAATGACAGTTAATGCTGCAGGGGGTGCTTATCCACAGATGCTTTCAGACACGGCAATATCAAATTGGAGTGATGTAAAATATTATTATTATACTCAATCTTTATACCCAAATTTGGTATCATCTCCAATGTTAATTAATAATTCAGTCAATAATGTTCTAAGAACTGATAGACTTCCAACATCAGACAGACTTGACGGTGGTTCATGGAGTATAAATCCTAGTATATTACAACAAAATTTAAATTTTGGAATTTATCTTATTAACGGTGAGGGTACTAGTGTTACAACTGTTTCATATACAACAGGTGCTGACCAAGTAACACCTAACATTTCAGGTCTTCCAAATTCGTTAAAAGTGTTAGAAAGTTTTAACTGTGAAAACATGGTTGGACTCGGATGTTATCAAGGTTTTGGTAATAATTTTAGTATTAATAGTGGATGTACTACTTCTGATGCTGTTGAAAAAGGATGTTATATGTTTTTAAGAAGACCATTAACTGATTTATTTACTGACTTGGATAATTTTTCTGAGTGGGGATATCGTTTCAGATTCTTTTATGGTTTATGTAGAGGTGTGTTGTCACAATCATTTGTAAACAATTGGATAAATGGTACATTATATGCTTTCCCGATTCAAGTTGACACCTACTTTGACCAACAAAATAAACCATTACCACCAGTATATTGTACTGATTTAACCCACTTTGATTCAAGTACAAATAATTTTTATTTTAGAAGTAGTCCGTACAGTATTACTACTAACAAATTTATTGGTAAAAGAACCTCAAACGTAGGCTCTATCAATGATGTGAATCTTTTGTTTCCTACTACAATTATTAATCTAGGGTATAAGGATTCATTTTACTCAGAAATTGTTTTGGACCCCGCAACAAAGGCTTATATACTACCTAATATTAATCCTACAAGTTATTCGGACACATCTGATTTAGTTAATCTTTTTGTTATATCAAGAATCACAGATGAAACTTTTTTAAGTAGAATAATATCATTTGGAGATAATTCATTGAATCAATTGTTCTCAAGACCATATAAAAGAATTGATGGGGATTTAGCACAATTAATGTCTATTAACTCTGAAGTTGGAAATATTAGTTTTTCACCTCAATTTTATAGTAGTGTGAGCGGCGCTCCAATGACAATACTCGGAACTGCCAATGACCCAATCATTGCGGTATGGTTTTCGTCCACAACTGAAAACCTTCAGACAAAAGATTATTTAACACCTGGTAGAATTAATTTTAGAAGTGATAATAACGTTAATAATTACCCATATCCATATGGAATAAAATCACAAGTAGTGCCATTCTATCAATGGAGATTAGCAAATACATCAACAATATTTGGTAATCAGAATAATACATGGGCAACTAACGAAAGTGAAATTGTACAAAATAGACCTTACCAATCTTTAGATAGAACAAGTTTGACAACGCCGAATTATTTTAGAAACACCAATTCAAGTGTAAGTGATTTATATGCGAGAGGTTACATTTTTAGTGTAGATGCAAATGGAAACTATAGTCAGACAGGAGCATCAAGTAGTAAATTTATTGTAGGAGCTCCATTCCAATTTTATTTTGGAACGGTAAAAGGTGCCACAGCATTAGATAAATTCAAAACAAAATACTCAATAGGTGAATAAGTATACTATAATACCAAGTAGTCAAGAATATAAGTCAGCACCTTTTGTTGACCAAGAGATTGCTGTTTCATTGGAAGAACAAAGTCAACAAATGGTTGAATATGACAGAAGTCAAAGTATTAGTTTGGCTCAAGTTTTCGACGAGGAAAGACAAGCCTCTACTATATTCAGACCAACATTTAAAGTAAGTTATTTGTATGATAACACCTATACAGGTAGTACTAATTATAATCCATTTTTAAATAATTTATATTATGTTGACCCTGTGAATTCTATGTCAACTAATATATGGAAAGGTTTACCACAATATTATGAATTTGATTTTTATAGACCCAATGTTCAAGACCAACATGTAGACTATAAAGCAATAAGCGCTTATACGTATAATTGGACTTATTATATGAGTTATGCGTATAGAAACAATTATGATAAACAATTATTTTATACTTTAGATAACAATAATTTAACGTGGACTGCTTCTACAGGTATACCATTTACAATTAATAATTCAGTACAAAATGGTAGTGGATTAATTGCGTTCCAATGTATTGCTCCTCATGGATTGATTGAAGGTGAATATGTTGAGTTATCGTTTTCATATAATGGAAATAATTTGTTTCAAGTGTTCTCTTTAGGGAATGATAGTTTTGGTAGTGAGATATATGTGTTTAACATTTATAATCTTGGATATACAGGAACAACATTTGCAAATAGTACGTCAGGAACATTTAAAAGAGTAATTAACCCTGAAAATATTTTAGAAACAACTTCAAAATATTATGTTAGAGAACATAAAATACTAACAAATGTTAATGATTGTATTATGACTAAAAATGCGTTTGAAAAAAACGTATATAATGAAGATAAAAAATTTGAATATAGTTCAATAACACCTAATAAAGTTTCAAGAATATCTCAAAAAAATAGTAGTAACGTTTATAATATAACAGTTAACTATGATTTAAATTTATTAAATGTTTTAGATAATCAAAAAAGACCTGTTAGTGAATTATTCTTAACCGTTATTAATAAAGGTTATACAGGTTATTTTAACAAACCTAATAATGGGATTGGTTTAAAACAAGGATGGGAATTTAATTTAACAAAAACGACTAATTCTTGGTGGAATTTGAATAATACTAATTCAAATACAAATATACAAACTTCGGATTACACTTTAACAAATGGAGCGACTAAAACATTCTATTTCAATCAAGATTTAATGTCGGGTGATACTATTGATGGAGATTTTTGTGAGTGGAATGATTATGAACAATTAGAAAGAGTTATATCCCCTTATTATCATAAATTAAAGTATAATGAAGATGTGTTTCAAACAACAAATACTTCAAGTACAAACGCTCCTGGTTATTATTATGAGCCGCACCACTCAATGCAAATAAGAGTATTTTCTGATTATATTGAAACTGGCGATTTACAATTTATTGACCAAGTGCCAAGTTATTCTTTTTACTCAAATTCTGACCAACAATTTAGATGGAGAGAATTATATACTTATGGTTTTATAGACAATCTTGGAAGAGGAGTTAATTATCCATTTTTGAATAGCGCCCAATATCCTTTTAAAGATACGGTATTTAGATTAATACCTGAAGGAATAAATTACAATGCCGATTTACTTGGCATTTCATACCCTTACAAACCGTTAATAGATGGATGTGAATAAAATACAAATAATGCAGAACGGATTTGTAGATAAACAAATCACAATACCTGTGCAATTGAGTTGGGATTATTTGGGTGTGGACCAAAGTATTGATGAATACGAAAAAGAAGTTATTACACAAGTTATTGGTGTTGGTAGAGACTTTGAGGTTAGTAGATTTCCACATGCACCTGAATCAGGTGATACTAATAATACAGATATTAAATACCAATTTTATTTTTATTCGGGAGGTTCATTGAACAATGAATCTAATTGGAAAATTGATTATAGAATGGAAGGGTTTACCACTCAAGAAATTTATTATTATAGCAATGGT